CAATGAATCGTAGAACATTATCTAAAAACAGAAACGCCATAAAGAAGGCTGATCTATATGAATTACTCCTTACTGCAGAGAAGGAAAACATCGAAAAAAAGATTGTAAAGACGTGGGTTGATATATTAGACCACGGAGAGAATAATGAAAAGCTGGGAGCCATTAGCCAGTTTATGAATTACAAATATGGCAGACCTCCGCAGGCGGTAGACCTAAACCACGATGTAGGAGACAATATAGACAAAATAACTATAGAAGTGGTTAACAAGCATGAAGATAAAGGCGACTAACGTATTGAAACGTCATCTAGACGCAGAGCAGGACGGTTACAAGCTGATAGTCCACGAGGGAGGGTCGGGTTCTTCTAAGACGTGGAGTGTGTTTCAATTTTTTCTTAAAAAAGCGTGGGAAGGCGAGCAGTTTACGTTGACTATACTTAGAGAAAAGTTAACGTGGATTAAGGCATCGTTGTTACCTGATCTTAGAAAAATGCAAAGGATGTACGATTTTAAGATAGAGCCAGATATAAACATCAACAGGCAGGATCAGGTATATAATATAAACGGTAGCGAGTTTGCGTTTTTTGGTGCTGATTATCCGCAAAAGTTTCATGGTAGAAGGCAAGACTACTTTTGGATTAATGAGGCTATGGAGGTAGAAAAAGCTCACTTTGATCAAATTGAAATGCGTACTGCCAAGCTAGGTGTTGTTGATTACAACCCAAGCAATGATGAACATTGGGTGTTTGATTTGCCAAAGCGGGACGACTGCAAAGTTATTAAGTCTACTATGCTGGATAATTTAGAGTTTTTGCCAGATAAGGTAGTATCTAAGATAAAGGGCTACGAGCCTACAGAAGAAAATATAAAACAGGGTACAGCGGACAAGTATATGTGGGAGGTATACGGATTAGGCAAGAAGGCTCGATTAGAGGGTTTAGTGTTTCAAGACTGGGACGTAGTGGACGATCTACCAAATGAAGCAAAGTTATTAGGATATGGAATGGACTTCGGATATACAAACGACCCCAGTACTTTAGTAGCCGTGTACCGGATGGACAACGAATTGTATTTAGATGAGTTAATTTACAAAGAGGGGTTGTTAAACAGCTCGCCTAATTCAAGTGACGACACAATAGTTAAAAGACTTAAAGGACTGGCAATAGATAGCGGTGAGGAAATAATAGCTGATAGTGCAGAGCCTAAAAGTATAGACGAAATACATAGACATGGGTTTAATATTAAGGGGGCTCAAAAGGGACGGGATTCAATTAATTACGGAGTTAACCTCATGCAAGGGTATAAGATTCACATTACTCAAAGGTCCGCTAACACAGAAAAAGAGTTTAGAAAGTATAAGTGGGCAGAGGATAAAACCGGCAAAGCACTTAACAAACCAATAGACGACTTTAACCATGCTATAGACGCCGTAAGATATTTATGTATGGAAAAGCTAGGTAAGCAAGAAGAGGTTAAGTTGACATTTGTTTGACATGATTAGTACAATACAATAAAGCGAGAATTTATTTTGTTATTAAAGAATATGGGACTAATACAAAAGCTTCTCGACCCCTTTACTAAGAAAGAATTTCCAGTAACTAGTTTAAGTAAATGGAACGATTACACGTTTACGGTTAAGTCGGATAAGTACCTAGATCAATATTTTGGCTGGACTTATAAAGCGGCTAAGACAAAGGCACAGGCGGTGGCCAGCGTAAAGCAAACGCTTTATCAAAATAGTGACAAGCCCGTAGAGGTAGATAACGATCCGTTGCTAGAAGATTTAAAGGCATTCAACCCTTACCAGACGCTATATCAGGCGAGGTTTATAACGCACGTACAGTTAGCGTTGGCTGGGGCTTCTTTTTGGTATATGGTAGAGTCAGAAAACGGCGATCACGTTAAAGAGTTTTACATACTATCACCAGAGCAAATGCGCATTAAGCCAGACGAAATAGGCTTACCTAAAGCGTATACATATAAAGATAGTAAAGGGGTGGAACACGATTTAGATCCACAAGATATTATAGCTTTTATAGATCCGGATCCCAAAAACTGGTTGGAAGGCATGTCACCATTACAGGCAAGTAGGTTTCAGCATAATACTAGCGAATTTGGATTAAGGTGGAACATGAACTTCTTTGGAAACAATGCGCAGCCAGAAGGGTTTTTAGTTAGCGAGGGACTTAGTGAGGATAACCGTAAGGCTATAGAGCAACAGCTCAAGGCTAAGTATGGGGGACCGGATAACGCAGGTAGGGTTGGCGTATTAAACGCCGCTCTAGACTGGTTACCTATTACTAAAAGCCAAAGGGATATGGAATATATAGAAGGCTTAAAGATGATGCGCGACGATATATTAAGCATACAGGGGGTTCCAAAGCCGTTAGTTGGGTTGACCGATTCTAAATACAATAATATGCAAGAGGCCCAGCGTATATTTCAGCAATATACAGTAGTGCCGTCTTTGACTATGGAAAGAGAGGTGCTAAACGAGCAGTTAATACGCAAATATTATAAAGCTACGGATAGGGGAAGCGACAGAGGATATTATTACGATTATGCCGATCCGGTGGAAATGGATGTAGAAAAGAATAGTAAGGCTTCGGCAACCTTATTTCAAGCTAACGTAATAGATAGGGCTACGGCAAAAGAGATGGTGGGTGTTGATCAAATCGAGGAGGACGAAGGGCTATATTACTCAGACGCCACCAGACAGCCTGTAGCAGCCCCAGATTTAACAGAAGATGTAAAAGCCATAGAAGACCGCATGCACCTAAAGCTGCACGCATTAGAAAACAAGATAAATGATATACCTAGCGTCAAAGAGGTAGAAAAGCAAAGGCGTGAGAAATTGCGTAAATATTTTCATAAGAAAAGCATAGAAGATGAAAATATATTTAAAAACAAGTTGCAAGGCTTTTGGGTGTCTCAGCAGGCACGGGTAATGCAAGGGATTAAGTCTGCCAAAAAACAAATAAGCGACATAGAGTTTGACAAAGGGGCGGAAATAAAATTTACGATTGAGTTTTTTGCGGATGTATGGGATGAGCTAGCAAGAAATTATAATAACGTGGCTAGCGATTTAACTGGAAGTCCTTATAAGTTAAGCGAGGAAGACTTGCAAGAAATGCGTAAACAGTTAGAGTATTTTGCAACAGAAATAAACGAGACAACACAAAAAGACTTGTTGGACATATTAGATGAGGCTATAGAGGAATCTAGATCGGAGTCGGAAGTGGCCGAAGACATACAAGCATTATATGAGGGCTTTGCGGGCAGTAGAAGCGACACTATAGCTAGGACCGAAATAAACAAAATAAAAAATAACGTAATGAGAGCTAATTACGAAAGCAACGAGTTTACTAGGGGCGTGGAATGGTTAAGTGCTCAGGACGTAGACGTAAGGGACGCACATCAAAGGGCAGATGGACAGGTGCGTCCTAAAGGAGAGTCGTTTAGTGTTGGCGGAGAAAAGTTAAAATATCCTGGAGACCCAAGCGGTAGTGCCGAAAACGTAATTAACTGTCGGTGCACATTGCTACCAGTTATTGAATAATGGTTTTAAAAAATTTATTAAGCAAAAAAACATAAAGGGTGTGGATCTTAGCAAATCTAAAGATGTATAATATGTTAAATTTCTGGAATATACTTAAATTTATTTATTATGTATAATGGAAATTAAGAGGGAGCAAATACAGGTTTTGCTGGATTATTTACAAAGCAAGCCGTATGGAGAGGTGTACCAATTGATAAACATGTTGATAAACATAAATAACGAGAGCGAGGCATTAAAATCTAAAGAAAATAATAATGCCGATTCCAAAACCGAAAAAGGAAGAAAAAAAGAATGAATTTGTAAGTCGCTGTGTAAGCAAGCTTTCCCAAGACGAAGAGTTTGAAACTAACGAGCAGCGTATAGCTGTTTGTAATAGGCAGTGGAAACAATCAAAAACCAAAGAAGTAAATACCGTTAAAGCGTTAGGCAAGGCATATGCTAAGTATAAGGATGGTAAGGCTAACGCGCCTGTGTTAAAAATGGAGGGTCAATTGCAAAGCGAAGACGGGCAAATTAAGGGGATACTAACCAAAGAGATAGAAGACCGTGATGGAGAGGTTATTGCAGTAGACGGTATAAAACTTGACAACTATTTAAAAAACCCCGTTCTTATAGACGCTCATAACATGACAGGAAGTGTTATAGAGAATTTGTTGGGTAAGGTGGTCAATATACGCAAGGAAGAAGATATGGACGGCTGTAAGAGCTTGGTAGGTGACTTAGAGTTCGCGCCTACGCCTAGAGGGGAAACTGCCAAAAAATTAGCAGAGGCTGGCTTTGGTAAAACCCTGTCTATTGGATTTAAGGTTACAGATTACGATCCTAAGAAGAGGCGTGTTAAAGAGTCTGAATTGTATGAAACCTCGATGGTAATGGTGCCAAGTAATACAGAGGCTATGATAGAAAAAGTTAAGAGCATAAAATCTAATAATAAGGACTATGCTAGTGTATCCGACATAGCCAAAAAGCTAGCATTACTAGACAATATACACCCCAAAATAAAGCTATATAGAAAATATTTTATGGACAAGGGGTTGTGTGATAAGTTAGAATATAAAAAGACTGGGAAAGAGGCGGTAGATATAAAGCGTGTTTCTGAAAAAGTACATGCGTTACTGCAAAAAGAGGAAACCCCTCAAAAGCAGACGGAGACCCCGAAGCGTATTACAAAGAAGGAGGCAGGCATGATTGTAGATACCGTTTTAAGCAGTCTGACAGATTACGATTTAAAGAGTGAGTAACAAGAGCGGGTCATAATAGAGCGAGATGATATATAAGTTTATTAGAGTCTATTATGGCTAAAGAGAAAAAGAAAAAGGAAGTCAAGGAAAAAGAAGTTGAAGCTTCTACTGGACTTGACAAAAAAGAGGTCAAAGAGCTGGTCGACGAAGCTGTTGCTAAGTATACCGAAAAGATGAGTGCCGCTAAAAAGAAGTTTGACCTTTCTGGCAAAGAGACTGACAAAAAGGAAGTTAAAAGGCTAGAAAAACGTGATGCCACAATTAAATGGATGAAAGGCATGACATACGGCAACAAAAAGCTTTTAGAAGAGGTACACAACGATAGAGCAAAAGCTTTGACAGACGCTGGTACTGGATCCACAGGGTCAGAGTACTTAGTGCCTGAAGAGTTTGAAAGTGCTGTTATTAAATATAATCAACAGTATAATCAGATTAGGCAGTTTTGTTCTACGGTAAGCATGAATTCTGATGTAAAAAGACTGAATTCACTTAGTGGGGAGCCTACGGCATATATTGTAGGAGAAACTAATACGATTTCTTCAAGCGATATGACATTTGAGGAGCCAGTATTAACTGCTAAGAAATATGCTGCAATTAACGAATGGTCAACCGAGTTCGGGGAAGATAACGAAGTTGATAACATTCTTAATTTAATGGCAGAAAGAATTGGTCGTGCTATTGCTAAGAAAGAGCAAGACCAGTTTATTAATGGAACTACAGATGGTTCAGAAGGTTTACTGCAGGTTACTGGCGTTACAACTACTACGTTAGACAGCGGAACGGGTTTTACAAACGTAGATTGGGACGACCTTTCAGACATGGTGGCCGAGCTTCAAGAGGTTGATTTGATGGACGTTGAAAACGCTAGGTTTTACATGTCACCTTCAGTATATAACGAGCTAAGACAGCTTAAAACTTCGGATAATCAGTATTACTTGCCAGCGGCACCTAACCAGGACAATCGTCCTGCAGCGTGGGGATACGAAATAGTGTTGGTTAACGAAATGCCAAAGGTAACGGCTTCTGCAAGCGCTACAAAGTTTATTGTGTTTTCCGATTTGTCAAGACACGGTTTTGTAGGCGACAGAAGGGGTATTACATCCAAGGTTGCCGAAGAAGGAACCGTAGGAAGCAATAACCTATTCGAGCAAGACATGAAAGCATTACGAGTTACAAAAAGAACGGCTTTCACAACTGCTTTAGAAGATGGTATTGTGACCTTAGCTACTAATTAAGATTGGTATTGATAGGGGGGAGCTTCGGCTCCTCCTTATCAGGTAAAATGAGATTTAAAGTCAATTCTACCTTTACGTTCAAGGATAAAAAATATAAAAGCGGTAAGACATACTATTTAGATGCCGTGCAGGCGCACGAATTGCCCTCGAGCGTAGACATAGAAATATTAGACAAAAAAGAGCAAGACAAACAAGTTAAGTTTGCAACAACAAAATAATGGCTATAATAAATAGAACCGAAGCAAAAAACTTCCTTCAAATTACTACCGATTCCTATAACGATTTAATAGATACGTATATCGAAATAGTTGAGGCGGATATAGAGGCATATATAAACAACAAAATAACGCCGACTGCTGTAACAGATGAGCCGTTATCTGTTATGCGTTCTAATTTTGATCAGCACTATGTGCCCAATTTGGATACTACGCACCCGTACCCCAAGGCTATTACTAAATACAGCCCAATTGTTACAGATAGCGCTAGTAGTGTGACTTACGATGGCGATACGCTTACAGCAGATACGGATTACAAAATAGACGAAGATACTGGTGTTATAACTTTCTATACTAATATATCAGATTACAAAGAAAAGCTGGTAGCAAGCTATACGGCTGGATATGTGACAATACCGACAGATTTAAAGAGCGTAGCGAGGTTCGGGGTGAAAGAATATTTTGAACAAAACGCACCCGCAAAGCAGGGCGGCGACAACATAAAAAGTAAAAAAATTGGCAACTTCAGTGTAACGTACGGTAGCAAGGATACTGGTGGTAAAGCGTATTTAGACGCCAATAAAAATATTTTAAATAAATATGTAAGATACGGGCTATGATATCAAGCATGTTTAATAACTCGTTTAGCACGAAGCGGGAAACAAATACTGCTACTACTAAAAGCTACAGCACAGTATTAAGCGACGAAGCTTGTTATATAGAGCCCGTACGCAACAGTTCACAGCTACTAGGCGACAGCTCGATAGCTAAGGAATACCACTTATATTGCGATGACAGTTTAGACGTAAAGGTAGCGGATGTTGTAACCAGTGATAATATAGAGTATGGGGTAACAGCAGTTAGTTATTGGCAAGACCCTGTAGGTAACGATGGTTATTTATTAGTAGTTTTAAATAAAAAGGATTCGGCAGTTGGCAACTAGTATTAAAGTAAAAGTTAAAGAGCGTTTAAAGCCCATATTAGAAGACGAAACTCTACGTAAGAGATTTACAAGCATAATTGAAGCTGCCGGTAATATAATTGTACGAGAATATAAAAAAGAGGCTCCGGTTGATAAAGGAGACCTTAGAACAGATGTTAAAATGTTAAGCAGATTAAACCGTCAGGACAGGTTTAACGGTGTTGTAACTACAACGGCTACAAACAGGGGCAAACCCTATCCTGTATATGTTCATCGTGGTAAGGGAAGATTTAGGGGCGGTAGGGACAGGGGAAGGGGAAACTACACACGGCAAGCTGGTTATACAGATGCCGACATAGCTATGTTTGCGGCTATGGCTGCCCGAGGGTATCGGTTTGACGTGCGACCTAATAAATTTGCTAAAAGAGCG